TAACAAGACCCTTCGGGGTCTTGTTTTATAAAGGTATATCTTGTGCCTTTATAAAACAAGTGAGGTATTTATGGCAATAGATTTAGTAACAAAAGCTGAATACAAAACTTACATGGGAATTACCAGTGCAAATTCAGACACAGAAATTGATTTTCTAATTCCTAAAGTTAGCGATTTAGTAAAATCATACTGCCGTCGTACTTTTGTCGATTACTACTCAAATATTAAAGTTGAGGTGTATGACGGTGGATTTAAAACTCTTTTACTAAAAGAGACTCCTTTAGTAAGTATTGCATCAGTACAGTATAGCGCAGATTACGGTAAAAATTATACAAATTTAGTAAAATTTGAAGACTGGGTACAAAAAGAAGATTCGATTGTAAGTTTAAGTCCTGGTGGTTTTGCCGAAGCAATTAACGGATATAGAGTAAACTACTTTGCAGGATACGATTCAGTACCTGGCGATTTAAGATTAGCAGTCCTAGACTTAGTAGAGTACTACTCTAGAAATAACGGTGCAGTACATAGCAGCCGAGACTTAAATCCTAATACTACGCAAATTAACTATGTTAGCTCAACTAACTTACCCGCACCAATCAAACGTGTTTTAGATCAATACGTGGCGGACTTTACATGAGTATAGCAGACTTTAACAAAACTATCCAAAGTCAAGTTTATAAAAATTGGTTAGCAAAGTTAGAAAAAAATATTATTAGTAATTCAGCAAAAAGTCTTCGTGCAAGCCAGCAAGTAGCGAGTAAAACTGACTTCTACCTTACAAAAGATACTGTAATGAATATGTATACAACCATTACAGGTAAAAAAATGGATAGTGCAGAAGCTGACGTTTTATTGTATAGTTTAGCACAAGGTGGTGGTGGCACAGTACAGGGCACTTTTACTAAAATAGGTGGAAGCCAGGCTGTAATGTTTAAGTCAATTGGTTTCGATACTATTAGCTCTCGATTGGTTGATGTTTTCGAAGACGATCTACTAGTACAAGAAGCTTATCGTAAAGCTGAAGAAGACTATATTAACGGACAATTAGCAGAACTCAACAAGCGTACTGATATAAAAGGTAAGGCTAAGCAAGATGAGATAAATAAAATTGAAGCTGAAGGCAAACGAAGAGCTTCTTTTGGATATTATTTTAACAAAGGGCACGTTATAGGCGTTGCCACTAACTTAACCAAAGAGTTTAGAAATAACTTAGACAAGGCCAACGATTTATCTAGAAAAGAGCGAGATGCTTTAGTTAAAGTATTAGATCTATATATTGCTAAATTAGAAGCAGACGATCTATCTAGTGCTAATTTACCAGATGCCGTAAATCAAGAACTGTATGCAGGTTATATAAAATCTAGTAGTAAATATTTAGTAGAAATACAATGTGCTGTTAAGAATCAAGGTTCCGGGCGTGAACAAGCTTCACCAGTTTTAGATGAATTAAGAAAATTATTTTCGGTAAGTACTAAAGATATAACAGATATTTTAACTAAATCTCCAGCGTTAGGACAGGCCTTACTAGGTACTAAAGGTTCGCCTAGTTTCAAAGATTTACTAGCAAAAGACATGGTAGATATTCTTTCAGGCAAAAAACCAAACTCTAAAGAATATAGACAGGCTCCTACACTTGTTAGTAAAAAATCTACTGAGATTAAAAAACCAAAAAACAATAAGTCAAAAATACAGACTCTTAAAAGTCTAAAAAACAAGGTAAAATCAACCAAACCTGATCCTAATAAGATCAAGGTTATTAAAGATATACCAGAGTCCAAGACCAATTTATCGGACCTGTTAGTTTTAATAAACTCACAGTTACAAGACGTAATTAGTGCTAACATGGGCGACGGTACACGTCGCGACGTTTTAAATTATAGAACAGGTAGATTTGCTAGTAGTGTTAAGGTAGAGCAATTAAGTAGCAGTAAACAAGGAATGATTTCCGCTTTTTACTCTTATATGAAAAATCCTTACGCGACATTTAGTAACGGGGGTAGACAGGCTACTCCAAAAAGCAGAGATCCTAAACTACTTATTTCTAAATCAATTAGAGAAATTGCACAACAAGTAGTAGCTAATAATTTAAGGGCAATAGCATTATGACAAGAAGAATTAGTATTGTAACAGCTCTTGCTGAAAAATTTAAAGTAATAGATGGTACAGGCAGCTATAAAACAGATCTTAATGATAACAGCTACCCTAAACTTAAATTCTGGGATGAGGTTCAAGACTTTCCCTGCGTATATCTTACTGCAGGTTCAGAAATAAGAGAATATATGCCCAGTGCTTTTACTTGGGGATTCTTAAATATTAGCGTCAAAGTATATGTTCGTAGCGAAAGCGAAGCACAGCAGCAGTTAGAAGATTTACTAGATGATTTAGAAAACGTAATTGACGCTAACCGTGTATTAGTATACGATACTACTAATAATCTTTCAACTACTGAAATATTAATTCAGTCAATAACTACTGACGAAGGGCTATTAGCTCCTTATGGTGTCGGTGAAATCAATCTACAAGTGCGCTACGCATTGGTATAACTCGGATCTATACAAGCATAACAACAGATAAATATCTAGTTACGATGCTTAAATATTTCCAAAAATCATAAAGGAAAGAGTATGGCATTAAATTTAATTCGTAATAGTCGAGTTTTTTATACAACTAATTTGACAGTTACAGGACAGGTAGCCGCAACCGGGTTTACTACCTCAAACACAAAAGAAATCCAAGTTCAAGACGGATTCTCTTTTTCACAGAATACAGGTCAAGAGACTGTTGCTGTAAATGAATCAGGCGCAGTGCCTGTTCGTGGTCAACGAAGTTTCAACACTTCATTAGAGCCAGTAGACTGGAGCTTCTCTACTTATATTCGCCCCAAGTTTGAAGAAGGTAGCACTTCTGCTCCCGCTCTTGACGCTGACGACTATATTGGCGCAGAAGAAGATGTTCTTTGGAATTCGCTATCTGGCACTGCTGCAATTGGTTTAACAGGAGCTGGCTGGACAACGTCTAGCACATTTGCACCACCTTTTGCTACATGCGCATTTGGAAACTCCAACGCTCACCAGTTACATGCTTTTGGATTAATTATCCGCTTTGAAGACGTAACTTACGTTATTGATAACTGCGCTATTGATTCTGCTACAATTGACTTCGGCTTAGATGCTATTGCTTCTGTTGCTTGGGCCGGTAAAGGTACTACAATGCGTCAAGTTGCCACCGCAGTAACATTAGTCGATGCAGCAGGCACAACTACTATGTCTGGTGGTTTAGGTGGTACTGCAAAGTCAAAAGATACTACTGCTGCTTATATTGCTAACAAATTGTCCACAATGACACTTGCAGCTATAGCGTTTGGCGGATTAAGTGCTAAGACTTATACATTAGCTTTAACTGGTGGTAGCTTAACTATTAGCAATAACTTAACATATTTAACACCTGCTAACTTGGGTGTTGTTAATCAGCCAATTACTTATTTTACAGGTACACGCGGTATTACTGCTACTGTAAATGCATATTTAAAGACCGGTACTAACGAAACCTCAACATTGCTGAGAGATATGTTAGCTGCTAGTTCTTCAAGTACTGAAAACAAGTTCTCTACAGAAATTTCATTAGGCGGTGCAGCTAATACAACTAAAGTTGTTTTATCTATTCCAACCGCTCAACTGACTATTCCTGCCATTAATTCTGAACAAATTATTGCTACTTCTATTAATTTGACTGCTCAAGGTGCTACCACAGGTGCATATGATCTTGGAGCTACAAATGAATTAGAAGTTAGATACTTCGCAACTAATACAACAATTTAAGTTGCATTTTTATAGAGACTGGGTTGATCTCCAGTCTCTCTTTTTAATCTTATTATATAATGACTATTAATACTCTCTCTTTAAAAACATTGTTAGTTCCCAGTAAATCAGTACAGGTAGAATATCCTGGTATGCCTGGTTTCATGGTAGATTTGGCATTTTTATCACGCGAAACGCTTTTGTCGATTCGCAAAAAGTCTACAAAGACTAGTTTTAAAAATCGTCAGGCATCTGAAGAATTTAACGAAGATTTATTCTTACAACTCTATGTAGAAAATGCTGTAAAAGGATGGAGTGGCCTTAAGCTAAGCTATCTGGAACAGTTGGCTCCAGTAGATTTGTCTGGTAAAGATATGGATGCTGAATTAGGTTATACTGCTGAAAATGCACTATACTTGATGAAGAACTCTAGTAATTTTGACGCATTTATTAGTGAACAGGTTACAGACTTGGGAAACTTTTCGACGACCAACTCCAGCAAGTAAATAGGCAGTTGGTTAATTATATTCAAAATATGAGTGTTAGTATGACTAAAGACACATATTTTGAAATGTGCGAAGCATTAGGCTCTGAACCTGTAGAATCTGAGATTCCGGTTGAGTTTGATGATTTCCCGTTTGAGGTACAACAAGCGTTTAATGCTTATAGGATGTTAAGAGATGAGTGGGATTTCATGAATGGAAACTATTTAGGTAAATCTCTTATAGGTGTTAAAGATGTTTTGGAAGCGACAGAAGTTGATGCGTCAGAACAAAAGTTTATAGTTATGCTAATACGCATAATTGACAATATTAGATCAGACGAAATCAATAATAAGAAAAAGATGCAAGAGCCCGCTAGCTAAAAATTAGCGGGCTTTTTTGCGTTAAAAATTTTTTGGTTTGACAAGAGCGTGGTCACATGGTATAATGGTCTCTAGTTAAATTATCAAAAAATTTTGGTAATATCCGAATAGGAGTAGGCATGGCTGATACAACGGTTTTACAGATTAAATTAGAAGATGTTGGCGCATCTATTAAGGGCGTTAATAAAGACTTAAAAGATGCGAGGTCAAGTTATACCGCACTTGAAAAGCAGATGAGTAAAGGTGCTGGCGGTAGTAAACCTAAAAGTAGTTATAAAAACGCCATGATGGGCAATACCGAATACGATATTGCTAGGGGTAGTGCGGGTGCTACAGGAGCCTCAGGCCGTGATTTTGCAAATCAAGCTCGTGGGCTTGATGGATTAGTGCGACTATATGCTACATATGCTGCTAATGTTTTTGCAGCTGGAGCCGCTTTCCGTGCATTAAGTGAGGCTGCAGATACGAGTAATATGATTCAAGGCATGAATCAACTAGGTGCTGCCAGCGGATTAGCACTAGGCACTATTGCTAAAAAATTAATGGAAGCTACCGACGGCGCAATTAGTATGCGTGAAGCTATGGAAGCAACTACAAAAGGTACTGCTGCCGGATTAACAGCTAAACAAATGGAACAGCTAGGACAAGTAGCAAATAAAGCCTCCAAAGCTTTAGGTATTGCTATGCCTGATGCTATTAGTCGTTTGACTCGAGGTATTAGTAAACTTGAGCCTGAGCTATTAGATGAGCTT